TTTTATTGGAAACATTACAAATCTATTATCGTCTCTTGCTAGTAAGGGTTCAATATTGGTCTTAGACATTCTAAATAATATATATAAAGCATAGATTTTATATTTTTTTATTAATATATTTTTTTTTTAATTTAATAACTTATTAAAATAAGAATGAGCTTACCATTAGCAGAGAGAGATTTACATTTATTACAAATTGAGAAAGAAATACTAAATAAAAAGAAATTGTTAGTTAAGAAGAAAAAAGATTTGGACAGAAAACACAAACTAAATCACTACTTGTTCGGTGTAAAGAATGATTATTCCAAATATTATGATTATATTTTAAATGAAAAACAACAACAACACAACGCACTAAATCTACTTAAGGAATATATTAATGATTTAATAAAGACTGAACATCTGGTAGATGAACAACTTAGAACAGCTAAACATGACCAAAAAGATATTATCAATGAAATTGACAAAATTAAGGCCGAATTAGATGAACTTATTGAATAATTACTTTATTTCTTTATAACTTTACAATATTATAAAAAATATAATTATTATATTTAAATGGCAGATTTATATATAATAATTATATTATATATAAATGGCAGATTTGAATGGAGCATTAAATCAATTAGATGACACAATTAAAGGTATTTCTGGAAAAGTGGAGGAACAAAAAGCCAGAGTTACTCAATATAAAACTAATCTATTAGAAAAATTAAAACAACTCAAGATATCTCTTGATGGAATTAAAAATAACACAAAATGGCAGGAAATTGCTGATTTAAGACAACAATTACAGCAATTACCACAATTACAACAACAATTACAAGAAAAAATTCGTAATTTAGATCAAGCAAAAGAAACAATTAATGATTTACAATTTCAAATTCAACGATTTAACCAAGAAATACAAGCTAAAAATGAACAAATTCAAAAACTATTACAAGATGGTGAGAATAAAGATAATCAAATTAAAGATATTGAACAACAGATTCAAAATTTAACAACTGATAAAAAAGCTCTTGAAGACAATTTACAAGCTAAAACAGATGAAGTAAATGTTTTAGCTAATCGTATTCAACTAATTACTGGTTCACTTGGAAACCAGATTCAAAATATAAATCAGATAGCAGACCAATTAGGGGACTTAGATAATGGTGAAATTGGAGAACAATTTAATCTTATTACAGGGAATATAACAGCTATTATTGATATTCTAGAGGGGAGAAGATTAGAAAGAACTGAATCTCCTGTTCAACAAGTAGAACAAGAATTTAGTGCTGAAATTGAACAATTATATAATGATTTAATTGGTGTTAGTAATAGTGAGAATCAAGAACCATTAAAAAGATTATATACTAGTTTAAGGTCAACACCTAACGCGCTTTATATAAATAAGATTCAGAGCGCAATAAATAATGCTAAACGTAATGACCCAATTGCTATTAAACAAATTAAGCAAGCATTGAAAGAATTAAAAGAAAAAGGAGTTAATATAAATTTTAATATACCAGGTAGTAGAGGTGGAAAACGTAGACGAAAAACAATGAAAAAACGTCATAGAAGAACTCGTAAGAAAATGAGAGGCGGATATACTTATAGTCCTAGTAAAGAATTAGATAAATCTAGTTCTGTTATAAGTGGTTCATCTAGTTTTAAATCATCTAGACCAAAATCACAAAAACAGATAAAACACGGCGTAAATCTTATAAATAATTATACCAGACATAAATACATGTGAGATGGCTTTATAAGATTCCATATTGTTATAGTTGATTACATGTTAATATATTTATTAAGATTTCAATTTTTTAACCCCCATTTAGAGCAACGCGTATTTTAAATCCTAAATTTCCAAAATTTTAAGTTATTTAAGTTTAATAATATATTATTTTAAAATCAAATATAATAATGTATAGTGAATGGAAATGGAGCACAGGAGAAGCATATTATAAAAGTGCTAGACCAGAAAAAAATGAAAGACAACCAGAGATAGGTTATGATTCACAAAGAAACGCAATTAACCAATCTTTAGCAGATGACTCATTTTTTAATCAAGATAGTGATTTAATAAATATAACAAATTCAATGTTTTCTAGAAATCAAAATCAGAGTGGAACTAGACGCGAAGATTTAGATTCAAAAATAGCTGGTCGTGAAATGATTGCTCAAAGAGGAGTAAATCCATTTGTGCAAACAAGTTATGTAAATGATGTAGTAGCTCGTGATATATTTTTAAAACCAATAAATACAACTTTTGAGCATTCAAAAGAAAAGTCAAAAGAAGAAAATTAAATATAATAATATTTATAATATATGGCTAATCTGCCTCAAGAAATAATTAATATTATTTTATCATTTGTTGAAAGCCCACAAACTAACAAAATAATGAAATATGATTGAAGAATGTTACGAAGAGGTCCAAGATCGATATTATTGTTATAATTATACATTCAAAGAATGGTTAATTTATATAGAAAATACTGGGTATTAAAAAATAAAAATACATATAAAAATACATATAAAAATATGCCATATCCGACTTATGTAGTAACAGATAAATTATTGAATATACAGCGTCATATTATATTTTGCGTTTTATAAATTAAAAATTATATTATTTAATTTTTAACTTAAATAGAAGTTATTGCAATTTAGATGCTCTTAACGCACATAGTATGAAGCAATCTATTAGCTAAATATGCTAATAGAGAATTTAACAAAATAAAGACAGAATTTACGATAAACATTGTATTTACTTTCTTAATATGTGTAATCATGAAATAAACTATTGATACAGCACTTATAGCAAACATAATACCAAACACGATTGATAAAGCATAGAAATATAGACAGTATTCCCTAGGCAAGGGGCCAAAATATTGATCCATAAAATTAGCCATAATAATATTTACTTAGATATTAAATTCTAAACTTCGTTAAAAAATAAAAATAATTTAATTTAGGAATAAAACTACTTAAATAAATTTTTGAAAACTTAAATAATGAACAATTCTAATTACACAACGCAAAATGATTTATTGCTTAAAAATTTAATGTCTTTTTACAAAACCGAAGATATGGATGGGGTTTATAATTCAAATAATAATTTAGATAAAATGCTAAAGATTATCACTGGAGAATCCAAAATATCTCTACGCATTGTTGATTGGTTTGCTACCAATTACGCTAAGAAATATTATACTCTTTATGTTATTGAAGGAACCAGTGATAATATTACAAGACGTTTTAAAGTTTATGACGATTACAAGCTTAAATTAAAGGCATACAGTAAGAAAAGATTTGACCCTTTTTGCCGCTGGGAACGCATCAGCATTTCTTACACAAATGGAAAATTTATTGAAACTACTATTGGACAACTTAATTTTTTTAAATGGGCTATCGAAAACAATGTTATAAATTATATAGAGGAAAATTATAATGAGATTGAAAAAGATATGAATAACCGAAATAGCACTTCTAAGCGTAAAGAAACAATTATTGATAACTCAAAGACCAGAAAGAAGCGTGAAGAATTGTCTATATCTGCTACTAAGAGCATCAAAAAAGAAAAAGTAGAAATCATTGTTCAGTTTAATTAAAATTTGGTCGCTAGCAGTTTTTATTATGACAGTACAAACAATAACATAAATCATTATTTAAAGACATAATTTGTTTTTTATTTATAATGGAAGAAAAACATCTAAATATCGTTAAACTTATTGAAAATAATCCAATAACAATTTTGTCTAATGATTATAATGTAAAATTATTAACCAAAATTAAAGAAAATCAATATAATATTGACAATTATAATTTATTATTAAAAAAGAATGAAGATATGCAAGAGGAAATTTATAAATTACAAGATAAAATAAATGAACAAACTAAAATAATTAAGAATAGTAATAAAAAAATTAATAAACTTGAATATGATATTACTGATAACAATAAAACTAAAATATCCAGTAATTTTGCTTTATGTAAATACGGATATTTTTTATATGCATATCAATATGAAAATATGAGATTTATTTGTTCAATTACAAGACAAAAGGATTTTGATATAATTTTAAAAAATTTAAAGGATTTATATCCAACCGGCAAAATAATTTATCAATTTAAATGTTCTTATCCTTTAACTGAAAGAAATATGACTTTTTTACTAAAACAAAATTGTATTTCATTAGGTCAACAAAAATATGAAACATCTATTGAAAATATTCAGAAAATAATACAATCTGTTATTAAATTAGAAGAACTATTATCAGAACACGGTAAAGATATTGATTTATTATTAGATATTCTTTCTAATAATCTTACTATAAATGTAAATGAAGAAATTAATCCAAATGTTCCAATAGTAAGAAAACCCAAACGTTCAATTGATAAAATCAATAAAGAAACCGGAGAAGTTATAGAAACTTTTGAAAGCATAGAAGCCGCACGACGTTCTTGTGGTTTAATTACTGGATTAGCAATTGCATATGCTGTTAGAGAAAGTAGACTATGTCAAGGATTTTTATGGAGATATTCCGGTGTATCAAAAGAAGAACAATTCACAAAACAACCAGTTGTTAAAATTTGTTGTAAAAATGGAGAAAAACAATTCTTCAAAAATATATCTGATGGTGCAAAAGATGTCAACATTTCAGCACTAGCATTAAGACATAGAATTTTAAATGATATTCACGTAAATAATTATCACTGGATATTTGATACAAATACAACTCATTATACTTAACTTTATAATTTATATTATATATATTAAATATAATATGAATAACATCCAAAAAGATTCCTATTATTTTTAATTGGGGAACGAGAAGTTTGTTAGTTTATATCGCCAAAACAACTAACAAAACCATGTTAATGTATATGGACTATTTAGCTTTATTTCTTGCCATAGGATTTTTATTTATATTTTAGTGGTCAAAGAAAAACATGACATGAAGTATTCGGTGATAAAATATGGTGGAATGATCTAAGACCTATTCATGGATTATTATATTCTTTATTCGCGTATAATGCAATAATTGGTAATCAAAATGCCTAGGCTTATTTGTTAGTTGATGTTATATTTGGACTTACTAGCTTTTTAATTTTTCATTACTATAATGGAGATTTTATCAAAGTTATGATTATTTAATAAGTTATTCTATTATTTAAAAACTAACAATATAAATTAAATATGGGAAATACACAATCTATGACAAAAATAAATTATGAAGACATACAAACTGTTATAAAAAATCCTGAAGTTTATTTGATTATTAATACATTACCCAATTCTGAACAACATTGTCTTATTATTAATACAATAGTTGCTAATGAAGAAGAGGCAATAATTAATAGATTTATGAAAGAAAATAAAAGCATTAGAATTATTATTTATGGGAAAAACTGTAATGACGATACAATTAATAAAAAATATCAGCAAATATATTCATTAGGATTTTATAATATTTTTGTTTATTTAGGAGGAATGTTTGAATGGCTAATGTTACAAGATATTTATGGACAAGAACTATTTCCTACTACAAAAAAAGAAATAGATATTTTAAAATATAAATCAAATCAGTTATTAAGTATTGGATTACTTGAATATTACACCGAACAAAAAGATAAATGATTGCAAGTTTTATCATTTATCTTTTCGGTTGGTGTAATACATATCAAACCTAAATTAGATAATTTGTCAGCACGTTTATTTTCTTTTCTAAAAACATGATTAAAATCAATATAATCAAATTGAGCAACAAGTTTAACTACTTGTTCATATAGTTCAGCCAAATTTGGATGTTTAACCTTATATATTTTATTAACTTGATTTATTACAAGTAAACTATCCCCACAAACTGAAAGTGTTTTGATATCTTGTTCTAATGTATATTGGAGTCCAAATATTAAAGCAAAATATTCAGCCTCATTATTAGTTCTTTTGTTTCCAATATATTTACAAGCAGCCCAATATTCAACTCCATTTTTATAAATAACTGCACCAATACCTGCCGGTCCTGGATTACCTTTACTACATCCATCAAAATATAATACATATTCTGTTGTAGGATAAATTTTAGATTCAGAAATAGTTTTATCAGGTAATATGATATTCATCTTTTTCTTATTCATGTTATATATAATTGAAGTATAATTTTATTTTTATAAATTGTAAAATATATTTCAATTATATTATGTATTTATATTATATTATGTATTTATATACAAGACTTCTATAATTATTTTTAATTTTGTCTCTTTTTTCCTTTTATATTAGTTGATACTGATTGTCCATCAGTTATATAAATTGGAAAAGAAAAGATAAAAATAGTCTGCGTTTAGTTTAATATAATGTAGAATGGTAATTTATTGATTATTATTCAGCAATGGCTTGTCCAAGAGGTGGTTGTACTTGGTATAAAGTAGCGTATTTTAGTTTGTTTAAAAAAATAATTAAGTTTAGATGTAATCGCAAATAACTGCTATAAATTTATTATCATCGCTAGTTGAGTTTGGATTAATTATTACTTGGAATGGTTTGCCACATCCAAATATTAAGTCTTTATTAATATAAAAATCACATAAATTTTTTGTTGCATGAGCATTAATTTGCTCACCATTGATTTTAAAAATTCCATGACGAAAAATACAACAATTTAGTTTTTCAATTAAAACTGGTACTTTACAATGAGGACAAATAACTACTAAATTAGTGGGGTTTTCTTCATTCATTTTAAAAGTTATAAAACGTTTGTCTTTAATATATTTATTAATATCATAAATTTAATTAAAGAGAACAAACGCATTCAATTCTGTATAAATTGGTTAATTTGTTCTAACCATTCTTCAAGTTTTTTTTTATTTTCATAAATATCTACATTACCATCCAATACTAATTTACTTGTAATTAATTCATTTAAAAACGCCTCATTATAATTATGACAATCTTTTAAATAAGCTAAAGGAATTACTTCCTCACCATCTCTCGCCCGCTTATGAATTCTCTCATAACATTTTTCTGGCTTTGTATTCACATATACTGAATAATTAATTGGAAAATCCTTTGCAAACTCCTCAAACAAATTTAAATAAATTTGATAACATACATCTTCTATTTTTCCTTGTTCATGTAACATCTTTGCAAACACATATTTATCTGTATATAAACTTCTTTCTGTAATAATAACATATTTTGGAATTTCAAAATAACTTGGGGCATCCTCATCTATTAGCATATCTTCATATCTTTTTTTAACTAAATCATTCCTTTCAGACACTATTTTATCTACAGTGTCTCGCAATATTTTTAATCTTGAAATATATGCCATCATTTGAAACGCAAATGAATATTTTTCTTGATCAGCATAAAACTTCTTTAACATTGTATTTCCTTCTTTATCCTTAATTTTCTCCCAATCATCTATTGGCTCCCTTAAAAATAATACGTGTGTATTATTACTATAAAATTTCCTTAAATTTTCTAAAAGAGTTGATTTACCAGAACCAATATTACCCTCAATTGATACAATCTTATAATTCGTAGACATTCTATATAATAATTTATACCAATATTTATAACTTGTTTTTTCAATTCAATTTTTTTCACATTGGTTCCAAAATATGTGTTATATATTAATATTAAACATTAATATAGGTGTAAACCATCACAATGGGAGTACGGGATATCCACCGTAAAATAAAATTGAATTATTAAAATGATTTAAAGAAATAAGCAAATTACACCTTACACACGCACTTAAATGGATCTTAAACAACGAAAATTAACCAAGTCTGAATGGGATGGAATTGAAATTCCAGTTCATAAAGATGAACTTGAAATATTGCGTTTAATAGTAGATGGATTTTCAAATGTTCATTTAAAAGTTAATAAAACGGATTCTATCTTTACGCATCTAAAGATAGAATATAATACACAAATTGAAGAATTTCTATACGCCAAGTTCTTTGCTGATAAAATTAAAACACTGGTTGAAAAAAATAATGTACCATTTATACATTTTGGAGCAAATCCAAATTTACGAAGAACTAAAAGCCATGAAGATAACGGAGATTATTATATCAATGTAGCTACAATTGTTAAACTAAAAAGCAGTGATCAAATTCGTTTGTCACGATTAGACGCTGATAGTATTAATAATGATACAAATATGTATGAATTTGTTCTTTATCAAAATTTGGAAAAAATGGTTGAATTTAAACACGCTAATAACCAAAAATGGGTTTACTTTTATTATACACTAAGTAAACTTATTAAAAATAATGTTGATAAGGTTAACCGATTTGTAACAGAAATTATCCAAACTTTCATTAAAAAATATGAGGATGATGTTAATCTTCTCTATATTGTTCAAAATTCATCTGAATTTATTGAAAAAAATTCTAGTATCTTAAAATACAGCGATATAACATTATATGACCATCAAAAGGCAATTTATACTGCTATTACTGCTCCTGAGTCTAAATTAATATTATATATTGCTCCTACTGGCACTGGAAAAACATTGACGCCTCTTGGATTATCTGAACGATATAAGGTAATATTTGTTTGTGCTGCTAGACACGTAGGACTTGCTCTTGCTAGATCAGCTATTTCAATTGGTAAGCGCATAGCATTCGCATTTGGCTGTTCTTCTGCTGAAGATGTTCGTTTACATTATTTCTCAGCTAAGTCTTTCACAAAAGATAAACGCAGCGGTCAAATTAAAAAAGTAGATAACACTGTTGGAGATAAGGTAGAAATTATTATTTGCGATATTAGATCATATTTGGCTGCTATGTTTTATATAGCATCATTTAATCCTATTAACGATATTGTCACTTATTGGGATGAACCTACAATTACAATGGATTATGAAAATCATGATTTACATAAAGTTATTAAGAAAAATTGGAAACAAAATATTATTCCAAATTTTGTATTATCTTCTGCTACACTACCTAAACTACATGAATTAACGCAAACCATAGCTGATTTCAAAGAAAAGTTTCCAGATGCTAATATCAATAATATTGTCAGTCACGATTGTCGCAAAACAATTCCACTAATTAATAATAATGGATATGTAGTTATGCCACATTATCTTCATGAAGATTATACAAAAATTCTAGAAACTGTTACCCATTGTGAAGAAAATATGACTTTAATGAGATATTTTGATCTCAAAGAAGCCGCCGACTTTATTCATTATATTGAAACTAATAATTTTAATAAAGCCTCTTCAAAATTTGAGAGAAATTTTGCTTCAGTTGATGATATTGATATGCAAAGTATTAAACTATATTATCTGAAAGTTTTAAAAAATATTATTCCAGGAAATTGGCTTAGAGTGTTTAATCATTTTAGAAATGCTAGGACAAAGAGAATTAAATTTAATAATACTGTGGATACTAAAGGAAATGCTATTAACAGAACCACAAGCTTAGGAACTATTGCAGCACCAAGCTCCGGAGAAGCATTATCTCGTATTAAAAGTGTTCAATATACTACAATAAATCCAGATACAGATCCTCCTGGAAGCTGTGGTATTTATATTACTACTAAAGATGCTTATACATTAACTGATGGCCCAACTATATTCTTAGCAAATGACTTATCAAAAATTGCTAAATTTTGTATCCAACAAGCAAATATTCCTGCTGTTGTTATGAAGGATATTAATGAGAAAATTGAATATAATAATCAAATTAATGAGAGGATTGAACAGCTTGAAAATGCTCTAGAATTTGAAGAAACTAAAATGGCCGCAAAGTTAGAAGGGAGCACAGCTGATACGTCAAAAGAGGCAAAAAAACTTATGGGTAAAAAAGATGGCAAAAGTAAGTCTAAAATTGCTAATAAAATTGTTAATAAAACTGAGGATAGAAAAATTTCTAAAATGAGAGAAGATATTACAACTTTAAAAAGTATGGCTAAGAATGCTTCTATTGATGATATGTTTATTCCAAATAGAATTGTTCACTTAGAAAAATGGGCTAAGGAACTTAATACTAGCGAAGCATTTACAAGTGATATAGAAGAGAGCATCATTGTTTCTATTATGTTGCTTAAAGATGTAGAAGATAGCTGGAAGATTTTATTGCTACTCGGCATTGGTGTATTCACTGATCATAGAAGCATTGCGTATACAGAAATTATGAAAAAATTAGCGGATCAACAAAAGTTGTATTTAATTATAGCTGATAGCGATTATATTTATGGAACTAACTATCAATTCTGCCATGGCTATTTAGGTAAGGACCTTGAACTTACTCAAGAAAAGATTATTCAAGCTTTAGGACGGATTGGACGTAATAATATTCAACAAAAATATAGTGCACGCTTTAGAGATGATAGTCAAGTAACAACACTATTTACAAAATTTGCATCTGAACATAAACCTGAAGTAATTAACATGAATCAGCTATTTAATTGTAAAATTATTAAATGGAATGGCGTAGAGTATGAAGAGTTTCCTGATGAAGAATTGGTTGTTGACGACAATAATGAAGAGGAAGAAGAAGAGGAAGAAGAAGAGGAAGTTCAAAAAGAAGAATCAGATGACGAAGCATAATTATTTTGTAATATTGTAATGTAATTATTTTTTTTATATAAATGAGTATAAAATTATTCTTTAACATATGTAAAGATTTTTTGATCAAATGTATTCTCAAAATCTTGAATTTGAAGATAATAATTCGTAAGCTTATTATGATGAAATAGTTAAATATTATATAATATTTAACTATTTTTAACGCTTTTATTATATAAATAATTTTTCACCTAGTTCCTTATAATAGAACCCATTATATGCTATATTTTGTTAATACATTTTGCTAATGTTTTAACGCTCATCTTGAGTTCTTTAATACAATCATATTTACATGAAAATTCATTTGTCATATTATTTTCACTATCAAATTGTCCGAGTCCATTTTTATATAATAATGGTTTTCCATGTTTTTCTTCGTATTCATCAATTAATTCTTCATCACAATTGTTATATAAAATATAATAATGACCATTTGTTATTGTTCCATTTTAACTGGATTATCTAAAGCTGATGAAATCTGATAACCATTTAATTGTGCTGCTGTTTTCTGTCTAAATATACGTTTAATATTTCTATTTTATTTGCGTCTAACTTAGCGATATATCCAAGATTTTGGATTTTAGTTTCTTTAGTTGGTTCAATTGAGTGAATTATATTGGGATCTAAATTTCTCTCTACTAGTAGCCAACAAAACTCGCGATAAATTGTGTTTTCTTGAATAGCTTTCATAATACTTGGTCGTTTAATATTTTTATTTCTTAACAATTGATTTTCTAATAATAATTCTCTAACCTTATAATTATAATTATTAATATTGTCATCAATAATTTTATTAAGGATTGGTATGTTAAATTTGTGCCAATTAAGAATAATTCATTTTCTTTTTCATGTCCCTCTATTTTTTTATATTTATGTGGATGAATAGCTGGATGATTATGTAAGAAACTCTCAAAATCTTTGCTCTTATCAACTTGATAACAGTTTAGTAATAAAATTTGTTTATGTTTAGATTTACATTCATTATATCTATCTGTAATGCCTTTTCTACTTTCTCCTATTTTTACAACATAGGTTCCGTCTTCATTTGTTTTAACTTTGATAATATATATCATATTTCCTGCTGCGGCGTATTCATTTAATAAAATTTTTCTCTTTCTAATTCTTTTTGTCTAATCACTTTTTCTTCCATTTCTTTATTTATATTTTCAAGTTGCATTACTTGTTGTTTTAATTCATTACACTCTTCTTTTGTATTTCAAACATAATATTTCTAATTTAATAAAATAATCATGAACTTCATCAGCTTTTTTTGTTTCTGCTTTCAAACAAATTTTTTAAAGGTTTGAACATTTAACATAAATATTTCCTTGTTGTGACCTCCTTTGGTTTGTATTGTTTGCTTTGCCGGTTGGCAAAGCAATAATTTATAGTCTTTATTAATTAAAAAATTCTTTTCAAGAACTCTTTTTGCGTTAACTTTTGTCCAAACCCAAGCCATTGCCATACATTATCAAGATCAATTACAAAATCATTTTTAGAATCATACTTCAAATAGAAGTAAAAACTTGATAAAAACATCTGTTGTTCATAATTTGTAAAATTATTTTTAACTTTTTCGATTAATTTAGAATGGTAATCACCAGAAAATTTGGTGATTGGGTTGCTTTCAATAAGATTAACGATATCTATGCTTATATTATATAATTTATTAAAGACTTGTCTTTATATTGTTTTTGCTTTTAATATTAAAAATCAATTAAGTATTTAAATTTTAATATCAAAATATATAAATAAAAACCACACGATATATGGTGCTTAGTTGCTATATGCTAAGCCACCCATACCACTCATAATACGTAAGACGTTGTAGTTAGTGGCATAGACACGAACCTTAGCAGTCTTGGTTCCTTCAACAGTGGCGTTAGACAAGACCAATTGGAGTGTGGCATTATCAATTCTGGAGAAGTTGCACGTGCCCGAAGGTTGGTGCTCTTCAGGACGAAGGGCGAAAGAGTAAACGTTAATACCTTCATCAGGATTGCGGGTATGGGATTGGTAAGGTTGAACCCAAGAGAAGTAAGAACCTTCACGCTCAGAGAAACGATCTTGGCCGTTAAGTTGAAGCTTAGCGGTAACAACAGGGTTTAAGCCCCAGCAGTGCATGTCCAAAGAGGTCTCAGTAAGGACGAAGGTACCAGCATCAGAGACTGTGGAGTTGTCAAGGTGACTGCGTTGTAAGGAAGTAAGAAGAGCAAGCTTAGCCTTTTCAGCATCAGTTAAACCACTGGAGTCAATTGCTTGGCCACCAAAGTGGGGTTCACTGTATGGGTTCTCAGCACCATGCCAGTATCCCGTGAAACCTGCTGGAATGTCATAGTCAAGAGCACCAGCATCATTGAAAAGACCTTGGGCATCAATGTAAGAGTTGCTATCACGAGCTACAGCACCGGGAGCACCGAAGGCATGGATTGCATTTGGAAGAGCATCAATCGCATCAGTATAGTTGAATGGTTGTGCACCAAGAACCTTGAATAAAAGAGCATCACAAACAAGGGATGAGCAGTAATCAACGTTTTGGTCAGGTTGAACAACCCAAATCAACTCCTTAACAGGATGGTTAAAGTTGAGCTTAATCTTGTTCGAAGAAGAACCAACAGACTCATCACCAGTGAATTGGAGTTGAGTAATCAAGTATTCATGAGGATTTTGTGCAAATCTACGGCGCTCATCTGTGTCAAGGAAGACGTAGTCAACATACAAAGAAGCAGCAACCAAAGATTGATTGTAGGCAATAGCAGCAGGAACTGGACGACCTGGGGTATATTGACCAGCAAGATAAGCACTTTTATCCATTGGAGAAACACCACTGTTATTGCAGCTTAAAGTGGTAACAGCCCACAAGCATTCATCAATTGGACGAATATCAAGGTTAATCTTGACTTCGTGGTATTGAAGAGCAATTAAAGGAAGAGCAAGTCCAGGATTGGTGCAGAACCAGAATTGAAGAGGAACATATAAAGTGGTTTCTGGAAGAGCATTACGAGGAGCACAAACTTGACGAGGAGCCAAGGAGTCACAAGGACCATCTACTTCAGAAAAAGAAGGATCAGTTATGAAGGTAAGTTGGGTAGTGTTACCAATCATCTTGAAGTAACCACGCTCTTGTTCAGAAGTCATAGTAAGTTGGTTCCAGATGTGCATCCAGTCACCATATTGACGATCAATTCTTTGACCACCAATTTCAACTTCAACTTGGGCAATTAATTGCTCACCAGGGAAGTCTAACCAACGGGCATAGACACCAGAACCAACACCAGCAGCGAAGGATGCAATACCCATAAGTTGGTTGATTTCAGGTAAAGTGACTTGCAAGTAAGTTCTGTAAGCAAGATCACCATTTCTACTGATGGTACATTGGACACGACGTCCGAAATCAGCTTGACCATTGAAGGTTTGTTCAATGGATTCAATTGCAAAGTTAGTATATCTACGATAAGTAACCTTCCAGAAAGTAATTTGTGGATTACCAGTTAAGTACACATCTTGTGCACCATAAGCTACGAGTTGCATAAGGCCACCTCCCATTTTATACATTCCTAAAAGAAAAAATTTTTTGGAAAATTAATTAATTCAAAATTAAATTAATTAGTTTATTTTTCATTTTACTTACATATTTACGAAATGAAATTTTTAATATCCGTGTTATCCCTCATAAATATAGCCAGATATGATTCATCAAATACTTCTTTTTTACCTTCATGATTTTTTGTAAATATATATGTATCTTTTCTTTTTTTAATTGACCAACCATTGTTTAAAGCATTAAATACAAAAACCATCGTTTGAAATTTCATTTTATCTATCTCTAGACTTTGATCTTTTTCTAATTTTATTTCTATATTCATTCTTAAATTTACTTATCATTCTTTATTTTTTATTTTAACTTATTATTTTTTGCTTCATTTTATCCTTTTGTTATTTATGTTAACTATTTTTAGTTAAATATTTTTTTTTCAATTATATCTTTTTACACCTTTGCACATTTAAAACGCCGAATTAACAACGAAAAAAATATAATAAGAAACCTTCAAATAGAATAAAAACATTAAAAAATTATAAATAATTTGCATATTTAAAAGTCGGCGTTTTAAATGTGCAAAGGTGTAAAAATAATAAATATTTATACATAAATATATAATTAAGAATATTTATACATAAATATATAATTAAGAATATTTATACATAAATATATTAATGCCATCATTTAAACCTAAGTTCGCTAAAAAAATTAAAGTTTGTAAAAAATATACTACTACTCTTGATGGTAAGCATAAAGAGTTTGTAAATGAATTTACTAAAAATGAATTAGATGTTATACCTAAATTAAAGGAAGAAAGATATAGTCTACAGAAACAACTTGAAATTGAAAAAGATCTTAATATTGATGAAGTTATGGAAATTAAAGATCGTATTAAAGAAATTAATGAAACTATAAAAGAGTTAAAAAACAAAAAAAATAACTATTTTCTTGATAACTCAAAATATATTTTTGAATATTTTGAAAACAAAAAGAGTATTAATAATATTGAAGAAACTAACAAAGTTGTTACGAGTAAAAACCAATTACTTTTTAATATTTTTAAGGTCAAACAAGATGAATCCGATAAGGATAAAAATATTAATGAAAATAATAACAAAAATTTGGTTCAAAAATATTTAAGTAATATTGATGAATCTTTTTTAGATATAAACGCATTTGTTAGAGAAACTGATATATGTCAAATCTGTTATAAAGGCGAAATGACCCCGCTGGATGATGAAGGTGTATTAACATGTAATGTTTGTGCTGTTAACATACCCTATCTTATTGAAAATGAAAAACCTAGTTATAAAGAACCACCAAAAGAAGTTTTTTTTTATGCTTATAAGAAAATTAATCATTTTAAAGAAATTTTAGCGCAATTTCAAGGCAAAGAAACTACACAAATTCTTGATGATGTTATTGAACAAATACAACAACAAATTAAAAAGGAAAGAATTGGTCTTGAACAACTTACACATCATAAAACTAAAGAAATTCTAAAAAAATTGGGATTTAATAAATATTATGAACACATAGCATTTATTAAAAATAAATTAGGAATAAAACCTCCTGTATTTAGCCCTGAATTGGAAGATACTTTATGTAATTTATTTATGAAAATTCAAGCACCTTATGCTAAAACTTGTCCTGATTATCGTGTTAATTTTTTAAATTATTATTATGTTCTTTTTAAATTTTGTGAACTTCTTGAAGAAATACAATATTTACCTGATATTCCTTTATTAAAAGATCGTGAAAAGCTTATTGAACAAGATGAAACTTGGAAAAAAATGTGTATTGAATTAGATTGGGAATTTATTCCTACTGTTTAACTGTTTTTTTGAAGCATGTCTTATAATCTACGTTCGTTTTCCATACATTTAACATTATTGTTCGCATAAAAGTATGACGACCAACGTATTTTGTTCCGAAGTTCATAGCTTATGGATTTAAAATATTTACCGTATCTCTATTGATGTTTTGTTAGTGTAGTTGCTATCTAATATAACATTATTTTCATCACAATAAGTTTTTAAATATTCCATGTTGTATTTACATTTTAATTTGTTATCCATTTTCAATGGTACATACATTACAATATGAACCCGTTTTTACTAATTGCCTAAAAGATTTATTGAATTCTTTACCAAAATTGTTTTTACATAGTCCCTGAATATAACATTCTCTATTTATCTTTATATCATCATAGTTCTCAAGTAATGTAATCAGATTAATCTCACAATATGATTTTAAAAATTCACAATATGATTTTAATGTCTCATTATTATATAACATTTTATGTAATAATGTGTTTTATAATTTTAATTCAATTTTATCGGATTTCCAAAATATATATTTAAAAAAAACTTAAAGACATCTTTACATGTTATTAGTTAAAACCCACCTGGGAAAGAAACCAAATTGGCACCAATACCAAAACCAGCACCAGATCTTGCAGTTACGCCCATGGAAGGAATGTAAGTATCCAAAATAGCAAAGGTAGCCGCAGATGTTAAAGCAATTAACGCAATTTCCTCAATGTTCAATGAGCGTTTTGGAATAGCAAAGGCAGCTATAGCAACCATTAAACCTTCAATCAAATACTTTATAATACGCTTAATAAGTTCGGTAACATCAAACATACCCATCTTTATATAAAATAAAAAGAAAAAAATAATATTTTACATAAATTAAAACTTAAAACTAAGATTTTACTAAATATTATAATGAGTAAAAATAACGCCGGAAAAAATGGGGTTGAAAGGAGACAAAAAAAGGATGGTTCTGTTAATCCTAAATATGTTGATTTATTAGAAGTTGATAAGCCTATTGCAGGACAATCTTTTGGTTGTTTTTCTTTTATTTCACCAGAAAAGATCTTAAAACAACGTGAAATTTTCTATTTTGAAGAATTTTTAAAGCAATGGGAAATGAATAAGTCTATGACAAAGTTCCATCAATTTTTGAATTTTATTTCATTTAAATATAAGTTACAATTTGAAGAAGTTATTAAGGATTTTGAAGTATTTGTTAAAGAAGAACGTAAAACTATTATGGCTTCTTCAATTGAAGATGACTATAAAACTTTCTTAGATTGCGAGGAAAATGAACTTGAAAAGAAATTTAATATAAATCATAATTTTCAAACATCAGTTAGAGGTTTCAAGAGTAGAGGAAATTTTTCTTCCCAGGAAGAAGCTGAATTACGTGCTAAACTTCTAAGAGAAACTGACCCATTTTTTGATGTTTTTGTTGGGCCTGTTGGCACTTGGCTACCTTGGGAACCTGAAGCATATAAGACTGGTCGTGTTGAATATTTGGAAGAGGAATTGAATCAACTTGCTCATGAGAAGAAGAAGAATGAAGAAATTGCTAAAAATGCATTTGAACAACGTGTCAAGGAAACTAAACAAAAGGCGATTGATGAGAATAAAAAAAATGCTGAAAAGCATGGTAATGTTCTTACTCAAGATATCGATGAAGAAGGTAATCTTGTTGGTATTGGTCAAACTACTACTGAGCAAACATTCAATACAAAGGAGGGTGAAAGTATTTCTGTTGCTGATATCAGAAACGAATTATTTAATGGAAAAAATGTTGTTGTTGGGAAGACTGATTATGGACAAAGTCAATTGAAATCAGGTCCATTTGCTAAGAAAACTTATTAAATTTATTTATTAAATAATAATTATATATAATTTATTATTTAATATCATGACAATCTTTATAAGGAATTAGTGCCGCATCATCAAATCCTCTTTTAGACAAAATATATTTGTTAGTGCTAATATTTTTATTTAAAATCACAGAATTATTAACATTGTTTTTTTCGTAAAGATGTATCACTTGATTAACTAATTCACTTCTTTGAATATCATTTTTATTTAATTTTATTAAGTTTATTTTAGTTAGATTACCTTTAAGTTCATATTTTTCTATTAAATCTTTTAATCCATTATTTTCCAATCTATCACTTTGTTCTAAATCACCAGTTATAACCATACGGCTATTTACACCTATTCTTGTTAATAACATATACATCTGATTTGGACTACTATTCTGCATTTCATCAGCTATAATAAACGCTTTTTTAAATGTTCTACCACGCATAAATCCTAAAGGAGATATTTCTATTTGACCATTGTTTATCATATTATTTACCTCTTTCTTTGAATAAAATTCCTCAAATATATCAAAAATTGGTCTTGTCCATGGATCCATTTTTTTTTCCAATGAACCAGGTAAAAATCCTATTTCTTCTTCAACTGGAACAACTGGTCTTGTAATTATTATTTTATCTATTTTACTTTCTTTCAAATAATTTATAGCTATATTACAAGCCATCAAAGTTTTACCAGTTCCGGCTGGCCCAACTACTATAGTAATACTATCATCTATTGAATTTAAAACATTTACATATATGTGTTGATTTTCAGTTTTTGGCTTGTATTGTAAACACAAATTTTTATCACAATTATTTTTTTTTTTAAGATATAAAGAGTGTTTATTAAATCTATTATTACTCTTATTTATAAACCCTTTTATATCAACTAAAAATAAAAATATTAATAAATATTTTATTAATTCCATTATAATAAAATATTACTAAATTAATTTTTAAATATAAATATTACTAAATTAATTTTAAATATAAATATTACTAAATAAATTTGAAACCAAGTTTTATTCTACCATTTACTCTTTTTAACTGCTATTTTGGGGCCCTGACCACGTTTCTTCACATTTGATGGCTCATATTGCTCCCCATCATCATCATCATCATTAATCTGTTTTGATAAATCCCAGAATTCTTTTGAACCTAATATAAAGTCGTTATGTGGGTCTGCTTTATACCAAAATACTTGATCTTGTAATTTATTTGATTTTGCGTTATTATTTATGACTAAACATTCAAAATTCTCAGTACATTGATCCATAACCTGACAAAACGATTCAAGTGTTGGAAACATACCAGCATAATTTTCATAAATACGCTTTCTATTTGCAATGTAGGGTTCTCTCAAAATAAAGACGTAATCAATGTTAGTTCTCAGCGTTGGGGGTATGCCTAAAGGATATTGCATTGTGATGAGTAACATTACCTTCCAATGCCGTCCGTTCATAAAAAGTAATCGCATAATTTTATCACGAGCCCATGTGTTATCATATAAACAATCATCCAAAATAACAAATGTTCTTGGATCAATTGTGCTACGTTTAAAAGTTTCTATTTCCTTTTTTATTTGTTTTAATACACCTCGTTGACGTTTTAAAATATTCTCTATAATTGCTGTATTATATTCATTATGAATGAATAATTTTGGAACCATTTTACTATAAAAACCATTTCCATCTTCTGTTCCAGAAATAACAGTTCCAATTGGAATATCCTGATGATAATATAATAGATCTCTAACTAAAAATGATTTACCTGTATCACGTCTTCCTATTAATACAATAACTGGACCCTTAGATTCATTTGCCTTAAAGCTTATACTTTTCATATCAAAACGTTTTAACTCTAAATTCATATATTTATAATTCACATATTTAAATAAAATATATTAACGAATTATTCACAATTTTTAAATATTAAGGATTATTTAGACTTTATTAAAACTTATTATTTAATAAAGTTTACACCCTTGAAGATTTAAATTGCACCTTCGCACCAAATCTAAAAGGTTTATCCATTTCAGGAATATGTAAATTTTGGTTATGGGATTTCTTCTAAAATCCATTAAGTTTTAGGTAAGGTTGAATTGAAAATCCTGACTCACTTGCCTTTTTATAAGACAGAAGACCTTCCCTTACTGGAGTAATTCATCATAGACTTCTTACTATTCATTATTAAATAACTTATATAAAATGTCTTTAAGTTGTGTTAGTCCCATTTTAAATCTTCAAGGTTGTAAATATTAAGGATTATTTAGACTTTATTAAAATAATAAGTTAAATACTATTTTAATTAATATTTTTAATAGATAATGATTATATCTGTTAATTATCAAAAGCGAAAGAATATTAACCTTTTTAAC